TAGAGTGTAACCTCTTAGATAACAACAATTATAACCTCGAAATTAGATAGGATTAAATAGAGTAAGACACAGAGAAATGTTGGTGGAGTAAGTTGGTCCTAACAATACTCTAGTTTATCAAGTGAATGCGGGAAATAGTTATTTAGCACCTTGGCTATCTTCGATAGCTGTAGGATATGAAAAGTATCAAATTAATAACCTTTCTTTAGACTATTGTAGTACCTGCTCTGCAACCGCAGAAGGATACATAGTCATAGCCTATGATACCGACCCTTCCGATGTCGATACTGCAGCAGGGCTATCTTTCACAGAACTATCAAACTTCAAGTATAGAAAATAGATATAAGCTTACAGCAATGGATAATTAAACGTAGACTAAGAAGCTAAAAAGAAAAAATTCTATGTAGGATAACCTGTGGCAAGTAGTTAAGTAAGTCTAACTGATTACTATCCAGGTTATTTCATAGTTAAGAGTAGTGCTAGTAATGCACTGTTAATGGGGTAACTATACGTTACCTATGATATTACACTGTACGATCCTCAGCCAAGTGCAGCAGTGAACTAGTGGTTAGAAGAAATGACTCAATATAGCAAGACGTCCTTATTTTCTTCTAGTGCTACTAGAATCCCAGAATAATCTATTACCGCCCCAGGTATAGAATATTCGATTAACGCTATCACAGCAAATCAAGTAGATCTTACTTTTGATAGAGATTTCGAAGGTAGCATAATACTGGATACATTGTACGGAACAGCTCCCACAGCTGACACAACAGGAAGCTTACTTGCTACCTAGTTAGCTACAGTATTTCCAGTAGTAATGAATGCTGTTCTCGGGACCACATGGGTCTTACAGCAAGCATTCAAAGTGAAGAAGGGTGGAATAGTGTCTTTAAAAGCAGACATAAATTCAGCCATCATCAAAAGTGGAGTTAAGTTATTGATCAGCGCCTTGGGGCACGCGTCTGGTTGATTTAATTCCCCGTTCTATTGCGGTCACAATAGCCTTAACTGGCAAGGTCGGCGGACACTAAACGCTTTTCCAGGGATGGTTTTCTATCCCAAA